AACCGTCTAAACCACCGGGGTTTAGGAGTCATTTGGTATGTATTTGAGTGTTTCCTAGCCGTTTGACTTGGCAACAGCGGGGGAAACATGGCGATGACTCACAGAGCAATGGCCAAGGCCATCGGCCTGACGGCGGGGCAAGTGTGCAAGCTGGCGAAGAAGGGGATGCCCCTGGACTCACCAGAGTCCGCATCCGCCTGGCGTAGTCGCCACATCGGCGCGCACACCAACCGCCCGGCACCAGCCCCATCAAAGCCAGCGCCGTTGCAGGAAGAAGACAACGAGGCAAAGCACGTCGAGGAGTTGGCTGATCTTCCGTTTGAGCAGATTACCAATACGGACAACTGCCGCGATGCCTTGCAGGAGAGCCGCGATGCCCGCCGCTTTGCCTGGAAGAAGGTCAAAGACCTGGACGCCGCCGGGCAGCTTGAAGACAGCCGCAAGTGGATGCAGACCCACCAGCAAATGCTTTTGCGGCAGGGCAACCTTGAGGAGCAGTTCCGCAACTTGATTGAGCGGGACGGGGAAACCATCAGCTACCGTGACGCCGACACAAGATACCGCAGCTTCCTCAACGACATTCGCGTCATCTGTATGGCCATGCCGTCTTCCCTGGCGTCCAAGGTCAACCCCACCGACCCGCCGCACGCGCAGAAGATCATCGAAGAGTGGCGCAATGATGTGCTCTTCAAGACGCTGAAGGCCAAGGGTGGCGAGGCATGATTGAGCAGCTTGTCGCCTCGATGCGGGACGTGTTCAGCGCACCCGACATCCGCAAGCCCTGGCAGTGGGCCGAGGATGAGATTGTCCTGTCCCGTAGGCAGACCGAAAGCATTGGCCCTTATTCGACCTTGCTGACCCCCTACGTCCGCGAGCCGCTGGAGTGCTTTGCCGACAATAGAGTCACCGACCTAACGCTGTGCTTTGGCAGCCAGACCTCGAAGACCACGATCCTAATGATCGGAGCGGCGTGGCGCATGGCCAATGATCCGGCCCCGAGCATCTGGGTCATGCCAACCGAGCACCTGTGCCGCAGCTTTTCGGAGAATCGATGGCAGCCAATGGTCGAAGACTGCGTCGTCCTGCGCGCCTTGAAGCCGCAAAACCCACACCGCTTCAAAGCCCTAGAGCAGCAATTCCGCGATGCCACACTGACCTTCATTGGCAGCAACTCGCCGGCCAACTTGGCCAGCCGCCCGGCGGGCCTGCTCATCATGGACGAGACGGACAAGTTCGCCCCGGCCACCGAGCGCGAATCATCTGCCGTGGCCTTGGCTGAGAACCGCACCAAGAGCTACACCAACGCCCTGCGCGTCAAGGCCAGCACACCCACCGTGCCAGATGGCGAAATCTGGTCGGCTTTCATGTCAGGGGATCAGCGGTATTACTTTGTTCCCTGTCCGCACTGCGGGGAAAAGCAACGCCTAGAGTTCACGCAAGTGCGCTGGGACAAGGATGCCAAGATTGACGGCAAGTGGAACGAGGATGCCGTGCGGCGCTCGGCGCATTACGAGTGCGTTCAGTGCCAGGGCAAAATCACTGATGGCTACAAGACGCGGATGCTGCGCGAGGGCGAATGGCGGGCGACCAACTTGGCAGCCTCGGCAGGGCGGCGAAGCTATCACCTCAACAGTCTTTACGCGCCCTGGAGATCCTGCGGGTTTGCCGAGTTGGCGGTGAAGTTTCTGCAAGCCAAAGACACACCGGCAGACGTGCAGGACTTTAACAACTCCACCTTGGCCACACCCTACGCGCCCATCGATGTGAACGTGAAGGAGGAGAAGGTGCGCGACTGCCGCGATCCGCATTGCCTGTGGCAGCAAGTTCCCGAACACGCCAGCGGCGACAAGCTGGCCTATCTCTTCCTCGGGGCCGACCCCGGCCAGCATCAAACGCATTGGGTGGTTTCTGCCGTCAGCACGGCAGGAGAGATCACGCCGATTGACTGCGGCACGGTGCTTTCGCCCGAGGACTTGGTTCACTTCGTGCAGGAGGGCAACCCTGCGCGCCTGGCTTACAAAGACCCCTCAGGCAACGAATACAACGTCAAACGGGGGCTGGTGGACTCGGGCTATCTAACCGAGCGCGTCTACAACGTCTGCTATGCGACCGCCCCGGTCATGTGGCCAACCAAGGGCAGTGATGCCGCCTTTGGCAAAGACCCAGTGCGATACACCCGCCTGCAAGCACCGGCAGGGCTGGGCCTCTACACCTACATCGACAACGACATCAAAACGGAGTTCTACGATTGGCGCATCAACCGTCGCCGCGCTCCACTCTTCCGCCTGCCGGTGGACGCACCCGAGGCGCTCATAACAGGACTCAGCGGCCAGCAACTTATCACCAAACGCACGGCGGGCGGAACGTCCCAGCAATGGAAGAAGCTGCCCAATGACCACTTTGGCGACTGCGTGAAGCTGGCCTATGTCGGCTGGCAAATCCTCAAAGAGAATTTTGGACAACCCGAAGAATCACCTTTGACAGAGCAGCCAGAAGCATGACCTCCGAGCTGGCCGGCATTCGCAAATATCTCAAGCGCACAAAAACGTTGTCTCAGCTCGAAGTGCTCTCCAATGACTTATACGCCATTGCCGACTCGGAGGTCGTTATTACCAATGCCGGCTTTGAAGGCGGCAGCACCTCGGGCCAAGCGCGCAAGTATTCCAAGGGCGACATCCTCAACGTGGTCGAAGACCTCATTACCGAGCTTGATCCGCCCACTGATCCCGTCAAAACCAGCGGGGCAGGGATGATCTACGCCGACTACTCCGAGGCACTCATTCGCCTCTGAGCCTTTGACACTCCCGCCCGAGCGTGGCGGAAATCAAAGGCAAATCAAAACGCGGCGGGTATCGCCCGGGGGCGGGGCGTCCCAAGAAAGCGGACGCGAAGAATGCAGCCTTTGAAGCTGCCGAACTTTACCAGCCGGGGCGCACACTCATCTACATGCCTACGGTTCAGCCGAGGCAGGAGTTTCAGAGTGGGACGCGCACCAACATCATGCGGAAGGCGCGCTGGCTCTACAACAATGTCGGCCTTGCCGCCCGTGCCGTGGACGGTGTGGCGCGCTACACTTGCGGCACTGGCATCATCCCGGCAGCCCGAAGCTCTGACGCTGCCTGGAACCGCCAAGCCGAGGAGATGTTTGAGGACACCTGTGGCCGCGAAGCCTTTGGGTTCGACGCGGCGGGCCAAGTTAACTTCTACGAGGCGCAGCATTTCATCTGCAAACACGTTGCCATTGATGGCGACTTCTTTGGCCAGTTTGTAAAAAGCAACGATGGCCGCGCCCTGATGCGCTTCATCGGCGGCGAGTCAGTCGGCAACGCCACCACCGGCCTTGCTCAAGACGAGTGGCAGGATGGCGTCCGCACCGACAAATTTGGCAAACCGACCCAATACCGCCTGCTGGCCGACGAGCCGCGCCGCGCCTTCACCGATGTTAACGCCGATGACATCCTGCATTTTCACCGCCCGGCGCGCATCGGCTACACCCGCAGTCCGTCTTGGCTCTCCCGCGCTGCGCTGCATCTGCACGACATGGCCGACATCGTGGCCTTCACCAAGCAGACTTTTAAGTTAGCCTCGCAGCCAGCCTTCATCATCAAAAGCCCTGACGCCATGCAAGTCGGCATGGGGGCCGCGCTCAAAAAGCAGGACGCCGCCACCGGCAGTGTGACCCTCGACAAGCTCTACGGCGGCAGCGGCGTGGTGCAACTCCCGCCAGGCACCGAGTTGCAGCAGTTTAAGAACGAGCACCCGGGCAATAATTTCCAAGCCTTCCTCGACTTCCTTGCCCGCGACATTTCGTGGGGCATCGGCCTCTCCCCCGAGATGCTGTGGAGCGTGGCCGGGATCGGCGGGGCCAATACCCGCTATGTGCTGGCCGATGCCCAAGTCTTTTTCTCCGAGTTGCAAGATTGGATCATCAACCAGTTCTGCCGCCGCTTCTGGAAATACTGGGTCTGGTCCGAGATCCAAGCGGGACGCCTGCCGCTGCGCGATGATTGGTGGAGGGTGGACTTCATCCCGCCTGCCAGGGCCACGGTGGACTTTGGCCGCGACACCAAGGCGCTCCTGGAGATCGTCCGCACCGGGGCCATGAGCACCCGCCGCTTTGCCGAGATGCACGGGCTAGACGAAGAGGCCGAAGAAGATGCGGCGATTGCTGCCGCTGTTCGCCGCAAAACCAAATGCGAGGCCGCAGGGTTGGCCGTCACCGATGTTTTCCCACCCGCGCCAGGATCACCGGCGCCGATACCTTCGGGGTCGCAATCTGGCATCGACGCCTCGGGCGACACATCCAATGACGATGATGCCGACGAGGCGGACGGCGGTTCGACTCCGCCCGACTCCAGCACCCTTTGACACTCCGGGCCAAGCATGGCCAAAAACTGGTATGCTTTTAAGAACACTCCCGACGAAGACGGCGAGGTTGAACTTTCTCTCTACGACGAAATCGGTTCGTTCGGCATCGGCGCAAAAGAGTTCATTGCCGAGCTTAAAGAATACAAAGACCAGCACATCCACCTTCGGATCAACTCCCCCGGTGGAGAGATCGTCGAAGGCAGTGCCATCTATAACGCCCTGACCCGCCACAAAGGCGGGCTGACTGTTCACATCGACGCCCTGGCCGCAAGCATGGCCAGCGTCATCGCCATGTCTGGCGACCCGGTCTACATGGCCGAGAACGCGCTCTTGATGATTCACAACCCGTGGACCCTCGCGGCGGGTGAGGCCAAAGACCTCCGCAAGCAGGCCGACCTGTTGGACACCATGAAGTCCAACCTCATCCGCGCCTACCAGAAGAAGAGCGGCATGGAGGAAAAGGCCATCGCCAAGCTGATGGACGAAGAGACGTGGCTCGATGCGGTTGAGGCCGTGGCCCTCGGGTTTGTTGACGCCATCGAAGACGGCATCCCTGCCGCCGCCAGCGCGAAAGAAATGCGGGCGCGGTTTGACAATTTCGCCAAGGCCAAGATGGAAAATACCGTTATCTCCGAAGCCGCCGAGGTTTCCGCGCCTGTCGCAGATCCCGTGGTTGAGGAAACCCCTGTGGCCACCGAGGCCGTCGAGTCTGTGACTGACGCGCCGGTGGTCGAAGAAGCCGAAGTGGTCGCCGTTGAGGAAGCGCCTGTTGCCGAAGAGGCACAAGCCGCCGTCACCGCCGACTCTCTCGTCGCCAAAATTTCCGACATGGCAGCCAAGCTGTCGCAAGTCGAAGCCCGCGCCACTGCCGCCGAGGCCGAACTTTCCAAGGTCAAAGAAGCCTTTGCCGCCCTTGAAAAAGGCGCAGGCGTAGCAGCCGCTTCTGTTGTTCCGACCGTTGCCGCCGAGGACAAGTCCGATCCCGTTTCGCAGTGGATGGACGCCATCGAGCGCAAGGACTACGCCGCCGCCGGTGACCTCTACGCCAAGCACAAGCGCGCCATCTGGGCCGCCCGCGAAAAACTTTCCAAGGCCACCAGCTAAGGAATCCCAACCCAAAACAACCCAACTAACCAAACCAAAAATATGGCTAACGTATTCGACTCGGGACTGGTGGTATCCACCATTTCTCAGCAAATTCAGACGGTCTTGTCTAACCGACTCGCGCCCCTGCGTTTGTTCACCACAGACTTCTCAAACGAAGTCAAGAAACCCAAAGACACCATTCAGGTGCCTATCGTCTCGGCCACCGCCGCGACCTCCGTCAACCCGACCAACTTTGAACCCGGCTCGTCCGTGACCATTGGCAAGGCCACTGTCACCCTCGACCACGTTGTTCAGTTTTTTGGTATCGACCAGGCGGATCTCGCCCTTGGTCACCGGCTTGAAAACTTGGTTGCCATTAACGTGGCAGCGATTGCCGACAAGCTGTGGAGCTTGGCCATCACGCCCATTACCACGGCAAACTTCGGTGCCGCCACCGTCACCACGACCACCATCACTCCCGGCAGCGGCCATCTGGCCACCCTGTGGAGCACGATCAGCAAGTCGCAGAACAAGGGTCTGGTTGTCACGCCCGCGATCTACTCGGCGCTCATCCCCACCAACGCTGACTATCTGCCGCTTTCGGCTGGTAGCTACGGCTTCGATCAAGGTGTGTTCTATGCGAACAGTTTCAGCGGTGCAGTTGCTGGCCTCGACGGCTTCGCCTGCTCACGCGAAGCGTTGTGCGTGGCCTCGGCCAAGCCAATGATCGACCCTGCGGTTTCCGCGCAGTTCCAGATCAGCGACCAAGTTGTCACCCTCGAGCAGTTGGGCCTTAGCGTCTACTGGAATGTGTGGGGATCTACTGGAAATCGTCAGGTCAACGCATCCATCGAGCTTATGTTCGGTGCGGCCCCCGGCCTCACCAGCGGCACGATGGCTCTCATCATCTAGGTTCGTGTGTTTCACCTCCCGGCGGTTGAGTGGCCCGCCGGGAGTTTCACTTAGGGTTTCGACCCAAGGGGTCACGGTTCCACTCGCCGTGGCCCTTTCTTTTTATCAGTGCCGAAAATTCACCTCGGGATAATTTGTGGAAACGAAGCGGATTACATTACCCGCTTTCTCGATTCGTTCCAGCCGCACGTTGATTCGATCAGCGTAGTCCGCGCCATCGGCAACCAGCCGCCCGACGCTACCTTGGAGATTGCCAAGGCGCGTGGCTGCACAGTTGGCGAGTATTTCAACGCGCCAGGCAAAGATTGGCCGCACGTCGATTCTTTCTGTGCCGCCCGCAACGCGGCCTTTGCCCTAGCTCCCGCCGATGCCGACTGGCTCATGTGGGCCGATTGCGACGATCTGCTGGCCCCCACAGGCGCGGAAGTGCTGGCCGATATACGATCAGGCAAGCTGGACGCGAAACAGGCCGTATACGCGCCCTACGTCACATCGATGCAGGGCAGCTATGCCCGCCGCATCCGACTCGTCCACCGCGAGGTCTACGACAAGTGGCTCAACTGCATCCACGAAGACATCGAGGTCAAGCCCGACACGCACGCCGCATGGTGCCAAGAGTTGCAAGTGGTGCATATGCCAGCGGTCAACAAACGTGGGAGCGTCGAGCGCAACAAGCGCATCCTGACCGCCATACCCGAGGACAAGCGCACAGGCCGCGAATGGTGGTTTCTTTTCCGCGAGTGTGAAATGCAGGGCGACATCACTGGGGCATTGACCGCGGCCGTAGTCGCCACCGGACGGGACGATCTGGCCAAGGAAGAAAAATATCTGGCCTACCTGTCCATTGGCCGCTGGCTCAAAGACATCGAAGAAGCCGAGCGTCCGCTACTGGAAGCCGTGCGCCTCATGCCGCACCGCAGGGAAGGGTATGCTGAACTGGCCAAGGTGCATTTGGCCCGAGGTGATGCCGACAAGGCTGTGGCCTGGTGTGCCAACATGGAGGCTCACGACGATCCCGATGATGCCTCATGGATTCACGATGCCAGCCTTTACGGATGGCGAGCGCACGATTTGAAGTGTGCGGCACTGGCCAAGGCTGGGCGCACCGAACAGGCCAACAAGATCCGCCGCGAATACCACCGACTGCACCGCCCGCGCATTGCCGTGGGACACCCGACGTGCCGACCCGAGCAGGCCCTCAAAATGCGGGAGCTTTACTTAGAGCGGGCCGCTCGCCCAGAGCTTGTCTCGTATTGGTTCGCCGCAAACGAGGCCGACCAAGCAGTGGTCGAGGGCATCAAGCATTATCCGCACGCCATCAGCCATGCCGTGCCGGAGGGTCACTCGTCAGCCGTGGCCAACTACAACGCCGCCGCCAAAGCCGCCGCCGAGTCGGCCAAGATCATCTTGATCGCCCAGGACGATTGCTACCCGCCGCATGGCTGGGACGAGCAGATTGTGCAGGCAATGGAACCAAACAAGGGCAAGCCCACCGTCCTGCACGTCTTTGATGGATTCCGCAAAGACCAGATCATGGTCATGCCCTGTTTCAACTGGGCTTACTGGGCGGGCCGCAAATGGCTTTTTAACCCGGAGTTCGACGGCTACTGGTCGGACACCGAATGGAGTTGGCGGGCCTACAAGGAGGGCGTGGTCAAGGATGGCAGGCACATCAATTTCTACCACGACCACCCGCTTTTTACTGGGGCCAAGTCGGACGCCGAGTATATGCGTCAGCAAAACCCCGGGGCCGAGCAACGGGGTAGGGCAGTCTTTGAGCGCGTGGCTCCCGATGCCCTTGTCGCTGGGTGGTAATTTTATGAACCAAATAGGAGGTAACATCTACGAAGGCATTGAGCCGAGAAGACGTAAAAGCCGACATTGTCGCTTACAAAACTTTATTGGCTCCAGAGGGCGTAATGTTCGGAGATGACATCGACTGGCCCTCGGTAAGGGCAGCGGTTAGTGAAAGTTTTGCAGATCAGCACGAATGCCGTGGCCCTTTTGGGGTTAGCTTTGACAGCAGGCAAGGGGCATGACTCGCGCTGGGATCACCGCTTTTGCCACGGCTATGGCCGACACTCTGAATGCCCTTTACGGCAGCACCGTGACCTATGGCGGCGTTGACTATCAAGCCGTGGTGTCCACAGGGGAACCCGAGTTGAATCTTGAGTCGGGCGGCTTCCAGAAGCCGGTGGAGTTTGTCGTTCGCCTGCGCAAAAGCGATTTGCCCGAAAGCAACCCGTTTGCCGTATGGAGCCAGGGACCGCCCTCGGCCAAGTCGGCCATCACGATCAACAGCAAAACCTATTACATTTTTGCCGTGCGCGAGCATTTCAGCCCGCTGGCCCAGGAATGGATCTTGGAGGTCGGCACACCATGAACCCGCTGAACGTCGAGAAGTGCCTGGCCACCTACCTTGAGGGGGTCACCGGCATTGCAAACGTCATCCCGGTCCATGAGTCAATCAGTGCCGAAGACGTGGATCTCAACAACTCGGCCATCGTGGTCGAGGCCGACGCCACCGAGCACACCAGCGGAAATCTCTATCTTTCGACCGTCAACGTCAGTCTGAGAAGCCCGGCGCTCTCAGTAACGCAAGCTGACCACCTTGCTCGGTGGACCCTAGTGGCCAACGCCCTAGCCAACCAGACCAACATGGCAGCCTCGTTTGCCACAACGATCAGCACCGGCAGCCTGGGCATTACTTTCAACGGGCGCTACGTCCGGTCAATCAGCACGTCAACCAGCGACAGGGCATGGATCAACGCCGCCGAGGTCGCGGTAGGTATCGGCACGGTTTGACACTCCCGCCCAGCATATGCCCTCCATCGGAATTTCGCTTACCGGCATCACCGAGCCGTCAAACTCGACCACGGAAGAGTTCACCAAAGACCAAACGGTGGATGTTGTCAGCATCCGTGACAAGACGGGCGTGACCAAACACGTCACCGCCCTCGGATACGGCACGACCACCTTCACCCGTCGCGGACGCGGAGCGGGCAGCCTGGCTGATGTGACCGCCGGGGCCATTACCGAAGGCTCGGCCAAGATCACCTCAATCCGCAACACGCAGACCGCCGACGATTTCCCCAGCTACGAAATCACTTCAACCCAGAAAGACGATATCTAATGCCCTCATCCGTTGCAGACATCGGCGTCACCGCCTATTCGGAAACCCTCACGCAAAGCGTCGAGATTACTAAGTCCGTCGAAGAGCTTCACCTGGTTGAAAAAGACGGCACCTACGGGCAGGGCAAAACCTTTGACCCAACCTTTGAGGTGTCAGTCTCGGGCCGTGGTGATCTGCCAGCCCTGACGATTGGCAGCACTGCGAGCATCACCGGCGTGACGGGCGGCGTCTCGATCATCACCAACATTTCCCAGACCGAGCGCAACGAGGACTACGCAGACTGGTCGTTCACTATGCGTAACTTCCCTGGCGCTTCGTAAGCATTCATGCAAATCAGAGTGGTTAAATCGCGGGCCAACAACCCGCTCACAAGCCTTGAGGCCGCCGCCGCCGTGGCCGCACTGACGTTTGGCTACCGGCTCATCGACAAGGAAGAGGCCAAGAACTTTGAAGACTATGTCGAGGATACAAAAGACGGCCTGCTGCGTGAGACGTTGTGGGTCTTTAACGATTTAAGCACGGCCAACATCGCTGGGGAGAACGTGGCACTCAAAGACTTCCTCGCCCGCTTTCTGGATTTGCAGTGGTGCGAGGAGCACGCCGAATCACCCATCGCCAACCTCCGTCACCAGCACGAAAACACAACCCTATGGAGAGAGCACTTCCGCGCCAACAGGCCGATGATCTTAATGCGTAAGGGCCAGCGAGTTCTCAAAATTCGCTCCGACGCTACCGAGAAGGAAAAAGCGAAATGGCTAAAACTGCTTTAACCGAGGAGGCCTTTCTTGAGCCGCGCCTGCGGGAGATTGGCGACTTCAAGCTGCGGCCATTCACCGTGGGTAGCCTGCCGCTTTGCAAGAAGCTCGGCCTGACCCAATTTACCGGCGAGGCACCCGACCAGCCGCTTGACCAGATTGAGCAAATGCGCCAGGTATCGGGCTTCCTCTGGGCGCACTGCGAACCCATTGACCGAATCCTGCAAATCATCCGCGACCCTCAGAAGATCGAGGACGAGCTTCTCCGCTACCAGCTATCTATCCCGCTTAACATCTTGCCCGAGGTCATGGTTGAGATCCAGCGCGTGAGCGACATGGCGGCAGCCGCACAAGTCGAGATTGTCGAAAAGCCCAGCAGTGGGCAGCGGCAGGAATCGCCGCCGGGAAACTAATTGAGCCAGCGTGGATTGCGACCTTCGCTTTCACGCTGGCGCGAGAGACAGGGTGGAGCGAGGACTACATCCTCTGGCAACTCCCACTCTCCCGCCTTTTGCAATACCAGCACTGCGCCCTGCGGGCCAATGACGTGTGGACCGTGCCAGCAGGGCCACCGGCCAAGGAAATCAATGACACCTTTGACCGCATGGCGGCTTTGACAGAGAGGTTCCAGACAGAATGAATCCGCGTTTTGAAGTTGATGACAAAGCCCTCCAAGGTGCGCTTCGCAAGTTTCAAGACAACAGCAAGCGCAGTGTCACGGCCAATCTGAAGCAGCAGGCCAAGCTGCTCGTTTTCGAATTGGTCGGGGTCACGCCACCGAACAAGAAGTTTGAGATGAACAAAAAGGGCGGCGAGCAGACGATCAAAAACGACTTGGCCAAACTCTTCAAGTCTTCCAAGGCAGCCAATGCCGCGCGGAACCTTTCCCGAGTTCACACCTCGGCGCGTAACCGTAAAGGTCGCGTGCCAAAAGGTATCGCCAAGGTCAAGGCCTCTGGCCTGCCAGCTTATCGCAAGCTCATGCTGGCCCGCGTTGGTGAAATGGCCGCTGGCTGGAAGAACGCCGCGTCATCTCTCGGGGCCAAGCTGCCGACGTGGATCACTCGGCACAGTCGCCCTGGCTTTGGAAAAATCAAAGTCACGGGGCGCAGCATCGAGGTCGAGTTGGCCAACAAGGCTGTCTACTCAGGTCAAAAGAATTGGGTCGAGCGGGGCGTCAAATCCGCCATGAAGAAACGGTATTGGGCGATGATTAAACGAGTGAACTTTGTCCAAAAACAGGCCGCTCAAAAAGCGGGGCTACAAGCCAAATAATATGGCCACGGTATCCACCAAGCTAACACTGGACACCTCGGGATTTAACCGGGGGATCAAATCCGCAGAAAGCGGGATGTCGAAGTTTAAGGCAGCCGCTGGGCCTGCCGTATTGGGAGCTGTCGCCGCAGGCTTCGCCGCCGCAGCCGCCGCAGCCGCAGGGCTTGCCGTGGGCATCAAGGGTGCGCTCGACCTCGGCGGTGCGCTCTCAGACCTCTCTACGCGCACAGGCGTGGCCGCTGGCGAGCTCCGCATCCTGCAAGAGGCCTTTGCCCGCAATGGTCTTTCCGCCGAGCAAGTCGGGCCAGCGATCAACAAAATGCAACGAGCGATTGTGGAAGGTGGTCAAGGGGTCGCCACTTACAAACGCGCTTTTGATTCCCTGGGAATCTCGATGGACAGCCTGCGGGGGATGTCATCCGCCGATCAGTTTGAAGCGATTGGCACAGCTATCAATGGACTGTCAGATCCAGCCTCTCGCGCAGCTACGGCCATGCAGATTTTCGGCAGAAGCGGCGGTGAAATGCTCACCCTGTTTTCTAATTCCGGCGCGATGGGCGAAGCCGCCCGCAGTGTGGGCGAGCAGGCCGACATCTTGACCCGCAATGCTAACCTCTTTGACCAAGCATCCGACATCCTCAACAGCGTTGGCACGAAAATCCAGGGGTTCTTTGTCGGCGTGGCCGACACGCTGGTCCCGGCGCTCATGCCTCTCCTTGAGGCCGCAGACGGCATTGACCTTTCTGGCCTCGGGCAAGACCTCGGCAATGCGATTGCCTTTGGCCTGACGGTGATTACCTCGGGGAATTTGGGGAATATGCTGTCGGCGCAACTCAAACTGTCAGGCGCGCAGTTTGTTAACACGATGGTCAGCGGACTGACGGGCATTATCGCATTTCTAGCAACCAACATGGTTCAAATGCCCGCCAATTTCGTTAAGATTCTTGGCATAGTTACGCAGCCCGAATTTTGGTCAGGCCTTGGGAACGGACTCATCGCCGCCGCTATGAAATTTGCCGCTATCATACAGCGCGCAGCGGCAAGCGTGCTTGATGCTATTAGCAATGTGCCTGGACTAGGCGGCGCGGCAGGCATGGCGCAAACTTACCGCGACAGCGCAGACCAGATGGACGCTGGCGCTTTGGAGTTTGGAGCAAAGGCGTCGGAGCAGTTACAGGGTCCGCTCAACACATACATAGAAGCCTTGCAAGAAAGTTTTGGAAGATCATTTGATGCTATGGCTGATGCCATCCAGAACACTGGCGAAACCATCGACACCACCGAACTGCAAGCGGCCCGCGACGGCCTTGTCGGAGAGATCACCACACAGATGGAAGCCAACCGCGAAGCCGCTCGCTCACGCTTCGAGGCCACCAAGACTCAGACCCCACTAATGGAAGACATGGAAGGCCAGGCTGGCAAAAGCAACACTGGCGTCATCGCCCAGAGTTTACAGAAAGTCGGCGGCGGAGCGGCCTTCGCCCGATTCTCTGACGTGGCCAACCCTGCCGCTGAAGCCGTGCGCGAGCAGAAGAAGAGCAACAACTACCTAGCTACTATTGCCGAGGGCATTAACTACATCCGAAACGGGAACGGCGCTTTAATGCCCGCTTAATTTTATGGCTCAATTCCAAATCGCAGGATACCGCAGCACGATCACGCCCGAGGGGCGCAAGATCGTGCAAATTCCAGTCAGCGTCACCGATGACACCGATGCAGCGGCTCCAGATGCACCAAGTGGAATGCGCGTGGTGTCGGTGGAATACACTATCCGGCCAGACGGCGGGCGTGACTACACCTACACATTTGAATCAAGCGGCAGTGAGCCTGGGGACGCGCAAATCCAGATCAACGGGCAGGCCGCGCAAGAACCTATTGAGACGCACCCAAAGTTCAACGGGGAGCAGGGCTTTGGCACAGTCAGTGACGCCGACCTTGCCGCTATACGCGCATCGTTAAGCAGTGGGCAAGCACCCACCTTTACCGCAACCGCACTAGACCTCGACGCCGCGCAAGCCCTCTACCGCCTCATGCTCAAAGGCGTGACTAACTACTACACGCCGAGTGGAGTGACCTATTCCGAGACGTTCGACGAAACAACAAAGCCAGACCTTAACGAGCTTTGCTCCGTTGATCGCCCGCCCGCCGATGCGCCGTCCGTGCGCGAGGGCAGTAACTGGCTGCAAATTAGTTTGCGCGCTCAAAAGGTTTACGAGCCGGACACGGGTAACAGCTTTTGGCGCGTCACCCGCGAATGGTTGGCCAGCGGCCCGCGTGGATGGAATGCCGATTTTGAAATTTACGACTGATGCAACACGGCATCCGCGAGTTTCGACCTCGGCAGCCGCTGGATAGACAGCTAAGTTCCGACACGCTCAACCGCATCCTGCGCGAGTTGGAGAGCCTGCGGATCACGCGGGTGGTCAATGGGACATTTAAGAAGCTGCCGAGCGGAACGGAGATTGTGGTTGCTCCGCAAATGGGAGGAGGAGGCACCCCTGCCACAACCCAACCTTGGGACTTAGTCGCCCGCGTAGATCCTGACGCCGCCCCCGAGGACGCCAACCCGCCCTACCTAGTCCGCGTTCGCCCGGGGACGCTCAACGGCATCCTTCCAACGAACTGGGACATTGAGGAGGAGGTGTCTGGCACTGCGTTAAGCTACGCAAAAGCCGTTATTGCCACGGACGGCGAGGCCGTCACTGGCGTCAGCATCGTGATCAACGGAACGGCGCCCGCCGTGCAGCAGCCGGTGGAGTTTGGCATCCAAAACCCCGTCGAATACTTGTTTGGCCTTTTCCTTGAGGGCAGCGTTTACCGCGTCATCGGCGCTGGCCACATCACGATTTCGCCAAAGCTGTGGCTGACCACGGAGCGGCAAACGCTACCCGAGCCAGGCGAGTTGCCGTTTCTGCAACTCTTCACACTGCGATGATTTCATGGGAAATATCAGCAGACCCGCAGACTCAGTTTTCTGGGCTTAGTTATAA